CAGGCCATCCGCGACTACCTCGACGCCCACAACGCCAACCCGAAGCCCTTCCGCTGGACCGCACCAGCCGACACCATCATCGGAAAGCACCAGCGCGGGAAACGTCTGCTGGATTCACTCCACTAGCGCGGATCACTTCGGCGCCGACCCCGAGCGCGTGCTCTGGTGCGAGGCCGGCTCCCTCGCCGAGGTCGAGCGCTACCTCCAGCACGCGGTGGCCTTTATCGGGGCTTGAGGGCGCGCGGCGAGATCAGCACCTCGCCCACCTTCCCGCCGCCGGCGCCGCGCACCGGCCCCGCCAGCGAATAGGTGGTGTCCACCACCTCGATCGCGAACCGGCCGAACACCTCCCGCACCCCCGGCGTGTCGTTCAGGCTGAGCAGCCAAGTGCCCTTCAGGCCTGCCAGCGCCTCGGCCATCTCCTCGAACTCCTCGCGGCGGAACAGCTTTCGCCCGTAGTAGTCCTCGTAGCCCCAATAGGGCGGGTCGAGGTAGAAGAGGGTGTCTGGTCGATCGTATTGGGCCAGAGCCTTCTGCCAGGGCAGGCACTCGATCGTGACGCCCGCCAGGCGCTCGTGTGCCGCCTTCAGCAGGCTCGCCAGCTTGGTGATGTCGAAGCGCGCCGGACCGGTGACGTGCATGCCGAAGTTCCGGCCCTCGACCCTCCCGCCATAGGCCATGCGCTGGAGGTAGATGAGGCGCGCGGCCCGCTCCAGGTCGGTCAGTGTGTCGGGGTCGGTGGCGACGAGGCGCTCGAACTCGGCGCGGCTGGTGATCTGCCACTTCATCATGTCGAGGAAGGCGACGTAGTGCCGCTGCAGCACCCTGAAGAGGGTGGCCACGTCACGGCTCGCGTCGTTGATGATCTCGGCGCGGGCCTTGAAGGGCCGCCGGAAGAAGACCCCGCCCATGCCGAGGAAGGGCTCGACATACGCGGTGTGCGGCACGGCCTGCTGGCGGGCGATGATGGCCTTGGCCAGGTTGCGCTTGCCGCCGACCCATGGGGCGACAGGGCGCGCGGGGGCAATAGGCTCAAGCAACGGATTGTTCAGCACGGATGCTCCTTTCTCCCCTTCCCGGCCGGGAGGGGTGGGGCGGTTTTTCCGTGCGTGGCCGGTATCCACGCGGTTCGGGGCGTTTGAAGCGCCCCGGCCCCCGCCTTCCCGGCGGGACTACAGGGCCCGCGCGGCGGCCGCACGGAACATCTCGTCGAGGCTGTCCGCCAGGCCGAGTGCGCCGGCCATGGCGATGAGCAGGGGCGAGTTCCGATTGGCCTCGACCCCGTACTCCAGCCACTCCTCCACGTCGGCACGCTGCTGCGTCGGCATGGCGGCGATCGCCGCGCGAACGGCCTCCCACAGGCCACGGGCCTGCAGCTCGCAGCGGAACTGCCACAACGCGACGACATCGGGCACGGGCGGGGCCGGCTGGGGCGGTGGCGACCAGGCCGAGCCATCCCAGACCCACCCCTCTTGGACCTCCGCGCCAGCGGGACGCATCCGCGCGACCAGGTCTGGGTGGAAGCGGTCGCCGACCGAGGCGTCCTCATCCAACACGACGATCTCGTGGACTTCGTTGCCGCGCATAAGGGCAAAGCGGGACATCACGAATACTCCTCGATCAGCAGCAGGCCGTCGGCGCCAGCCGCCCCCACGACACCAGCGCCATTGTTGTAACAGGCGGTGCCCGAGGCCCCGGACCCCGGCGCGACACCGGGCGCGCCATTCACGTTCACGGACCGTGCGGCCGCGCCCGGGCCGAAGATGCTCGTGCCGCCAAAGGCGCCGTACGAGGAGCTGCCGTCCAGCGCTTGGCTCATGCCCCCACTGCCGCCGGGATGCGCGTAGAGGTTCGCCCCCGTCGGCCCCGGCGTGTTGCCGTTGCCGCCGGCGAGCGGCGACGAGGAGGCGGCGGACGCGCTTCCCCCCACGCCGCCCGGAAACGAGATCAGCGCGCCCAGGGACGTCGTGCCCCCGTTGCCCCCCGCCCCGCCGACGCCGCCGCCGGCGCCGCCCGCGCCGATGGTCACCGCCGCCCCGGCGAACCCGGTGGTGAAGAGCCCACGCCCCCCGGCACCACCCGACCCACACCCGCCGATCGAGGTGCCGTTGAACACCGTCGCCGCCGATCCCGCCCCGCCGCCACCGCCGCCCACGCCCGTCACGATGATGAAGCGCGTCCCCGGCGTGGGCGTGTAGGTGCCATTCGCCGTGAAGCGCTGGATGCCAAGCAGCCGGCCGGCTCCTCCATCCTGCCTCCAGGAAGAGCTGCCGTCGCCGACCAGGCCGAGCCGCCCGCCGGGGGGAACGGCGATAGCTGTCGCCCCCTCGATCGTGTCCGACCCGGCGCGCTGGACGGTGAGGGTATTCGCCGATCCGTCCGAACGCAGGATGTCGAAGCGCAGCGGCGCACCTCCGGCTGCGTTCACCGCAGGCAGGGTGAGGGTGACCGCCCCGCCGGCGGCCGAGACCAGCACCAGGCCCGCGTCGTCGGCGGTGAGCGTCGTGGTGGCCGTGATGGTCCGGATGTTCAGCGCTGCCGCCCGGCGCAGCGCCTGGAGCAGCTGCGCGCGGTTGCCGGCGGTGGCGACCAGGCCGAGCCCCTCGATCGGGCCCAGCACCTCCTCCTGGATGTCGTTGAACCACACCTCGCCAGGGATCGTGCCTGACTGGCCGAGGGCGACATTCCGCCCGCGGAAGCCGCGCCGCCCGCCGCCCAGGTCCTGTGTGTTGCCGGTGATGCGGTCCATAAGGCCTCCTCAGGCGTAGCTGAAGGTGAGCAGGGTGTGCGCGGGCGCACGCCGACGCGCGAGGCACTCGATGGGCGAGCGCCGGAAATCCTCGATCGGCGTGTCCACGTCCGAGACGCCCACCTCGAAGGCGGTGAGCACGGTGGAGCTCTCCATCCGCAGCGGCCCCCCGCTCTCCTGGAGCAGCCGTCCCCCAGCCTCGGCCAGGAGCGTGGGGCCGCTGCGGATCAGCAGGAACCACTCGAAGCGACCCGTCTCGGCGATGAGCTCGTCGTCCACCGTGGCGACGCCGACCTCCCAGGGCTGGCTCTCGATCACCTCGACCTCGATGCCGATCGCGGCGGCGAGCGCCACGAAGAAGGCCGGCGTGGCGCCGCCCTGCCGGGTCCAGCGCTGGTGCGCGAGGGCCCGGCGGATGTCCGGAGGCAGGTCCGCGCTGGGGCCGAGGCAGGGGTCCTCGCCGAGGACCCGCTCGAAGTCCTCCAGCATTCGGGGCGCGTCGCGCGGGTCGGTCTCGCGCAGCAGCGCCTCGGCCTCCGCCTCCACCCGCGCGTGCTCGCCCGCCAGCGGCTGCAGCGCGCGGCCCCAGACGCTGGCGGCGCTGCGCGGGAAGGCGCCGCCTGGCGGTGACAGCGCGAGGAGATGCTGATGGTGGATCGTCTCGCTCATGACGCGGCCCAGGTGATGGTGCCGAGCGTGGCGATGTCGGTGGCGCCGAGCGTGACATCGGCCGCCGGCAGATCGAGGCGATGGGCGAACTCACCGGGGGCGGAGCTGATGGCCTCGGACACGCGCGAGCGGCGGATCACGCCGCCGATCCCCGGCTCGCTGGCCAGGAAGAGGCGCAGCCCCTCGGTGACGGCGGCACGGACGGCGGCGGTGTCGGGCTCGACCCGGATCGTCAGGGCCAGCGGGGCGATGGTCGCGGGGACGGCCACGGCCAGCGCGGTGACGGGCCGGTTCGCGTCGAGCACAGCCTGCACGGCCGCCAGTTCCGCCGGCGAGGGCGCAGTGGGCGCGAAGATCGTCCCCGTCGCCACGATCAGCCCGACCGTGCCGAGGCCCACCCAGCCTGGCGCCTCCCTGGCCGCGACCACGCCGGGCACCGTCAGCCCCCAGGCCTCGTAGGCGCCGGCCTGGCCATAGGGCACGCCAGCCCTGATGCGCGCGAGGACGCGCGCGCGCCAGGCGTCCAGGCTCTCCTCGTCCACCCCGCCTGTGAGCCCCGGCGCCGCCACCACCGCCGCCTGCGATGACAGTCCCGCCAAGGGGGAAACCAGCGCCAAAGCGGTTCCCGCCGCGAGGTTGCCCGCGCTGCCAACCATGCTGGCCTGCACCGGCAGGGTGGCGCTGCCACCGGTGATGCTGGTCGCGGCCAGTGTGACGAAGCGCAGCCCGCCCAGCGCCAGCTCCAGCCCGGCCGGCACGGCCAGGTTGTTCGCGCCGCTCACCGTCACGCTGCCCACCGCGGGCGCGGCCGGACGTCGCGCCACGCCCCAGATGCTGGCGTGGCGGGCGAGCTCCTCCGTCGCGGTGTCCGGGAAGAGTTCCTGCGCCAGGCGCTGGAGGTGGAGGTAGAGGTCGAAGGCGCCCATCGCCTGGACCCGCGCGAGGGCGGCCAGCACGCTGTGCGGGCTGCGCGCGTCCACGCCGCCAGGGCCGGCCAGCGGCGCGAAGGCGCTCTCGTAGCCGGCGGCCAGCCGCTCGGCGATGTCGGCGGGCGGGGGCAGCGGCCAGGCCATCAGCTCACCGGCCGCTGGATCTCGATTTCGTCCCGGCCGATGCGGCAGCGCAGGCCGAGCACGCCGCGCCGCACCCAGGCGGCCGTGACGGCCAGGCCCTCCGGGACGGCCCAGGCGAGCGCCTCGCGCGCATAGGCCTCGGCGCGGCGGCGCGTGGCCTCCGTCTCCTTCGCGCGGGCGAGCAGCCACAGACGCGAGCCGATGCGCCGCCCGGCGCGGTCGAGCGCATCGCCGCACCAGCCCCGGCGCGGGGCCAGGCGGTCCGGCTCCAGCAGCGGGGCCGAGGGGAGGGGAAGGGGGTCATCCGGCCGGGCGCGCCGGTCGCAGAGCAGCGAGATCAGCCCCGGCGTGGCCGGCGATGTGTCGAGCACCAGGTCACGCCCGCCCCAGCGCAGATCGCAGCGGATCGTGGCCGGGTCATAGGCGAGGGCGAGGTCGGTCATCGCGCCGCCAGTTCCAGCAGCAGCTTTCGACGCAGCGCCGGGCCAAAGCTTCCCCAGCCCTCGGCGCGCAGCACGAAGCCGGAGGGCGTGGCCGCGTGCGCGCGCAGCCAGGCTTCGGCGGCCTCGGGGCCGACGGCCATGGCATTGATGGTCACGCCCTGCGCCTCGGCATAGGCGCGGGCGCGCAGCACACCCTCGGCCGGCGCCTCCCCGTCGGTGACGAGGTCCATCACCTCGCGCTCGGCCTGGCAGGGGGCTGTGGCCAGCAGGTCCAGCCCGGCCCAGAGCGCGGCGCCGATGTCGGTCCCGAGGGGCGTGGGGCGGGGCGCGAGGCGCAGCGCGGCCGCGGCGGCGCGGGCCTCGGCCGGACCGTGGATCACGCGCCAGTCGAGCATCGGCCGCACGTCATCCGAGAAGGCCAGAACGGCGATCGCCACCGCCCCTTCCCGGGCGATGGCGGCGTGGATCTCCGGGTCCTCCAGCGCGGCGGCATGGCCGTCCTGCTGCGCACGCCATTCGGCCGGCAGGATGGACGCGCTCGCGTCGAGCAGCAGGACCAGGGCCAGGGCACAGAGCATGGCGCCGAACTTCGCGCGCGCGCGGTGGCGTGTTCACACCCGCAGGCGCGGGGGTCAGCGCAGGTTCCCCGCCCCGTCGCTCACGGTTCCGGTCGCCTCGATGTCCCCCTCGACCACCAGCTTGCCCGTGATGGTCACCCCGCCCGGCGTCACCTTCAGGACCGTCCCCGCCACGGTGAGCGTGACCTCTGCCGCCGCCAGCAGGGCGAGCTTCCCGTCGGCGGTGAGTGCCACCCGCGTCCCCGTGTCGTCGTAGAGCGCCACCTGGCCGGGCGCGAGGCCGCCCATGCGCGACGCCGGCTGGGCCATGGGCAGCGCCACCAGGTCCCCCTGGTCCCCGCCCAGCGCGATCACCACGGTCAAGCCCCCGGCGGCGGGCGCGCTCGCAAGGCCATAGGGCTGGAGCACCTCGACGCCCGAGCGCACCACGCCCTCATGCGTCTCGACGTCGAGGCGCTGCGCCGCGCTGGCGTCGTCCACCCGATGCACCAGGCCGCGCACGGCCAGGCCGCGCAGGGTGTTCGCGTCTTCTCTGTTCATCGCGGGCGTCTCATCGCGCGGCCCGTGGCGGCGGCTCGGGCGTCAGAGGGTTCGCCTGGCCGTCGAGGGGCCGCCGCGCCGGCTGGCGCTGGCGTTCCTGCTGCTCGCCCTCCGGGAGGATGTCGAAGGCATCGCAGCCGCACAGCCTGAGCTCGGTGCGCGCGCCCTGCTCGTCCCAGCGCCAGGTCAGGCCGGCCACCAGCAGCTCGCAGGCCACGCCGGCCAGCGGGTCATCCACCGCCACGCGCTCGTTGCAGCGCCAGAGGCGATCCTCCTCACCCGCCCGCCAATACGGGACGGTCACGCGCAGCGCCTCGGACTTCGCGCGGGCGGTGCGCATCATCCATTCCGCCTGCTCCTGCACCGAGACGCCGCCGGACTGCGTCTTCGCCAGCGCAACCGTGGGGCGATAGCGCGCCACGACCGGGTCCTCGGCGCGGCCCGTGAGGGCGATGCGCGGGCGCTCGCCCGCCGGCGAGCTCGGCGCAGGCCTGCGCTCGGGTGCGGCCGCCGTCAGGGGATTGGCCGTGCCATCGAGTGCGGGCGCGCCGCCCATCGGCCGCTCCGCCTGGCCTCGCACCACGTAGAGGGAGAAGCGGTCCGTCCAGTCGAAGGTGCAATCCATCGTCTGGATGTTCCCACCGAAGACGATCTGCGCCGGCGCCGGGGCCTTGCCGCCGCGCGTGAGCAGCAGCCCGCCCACCCCATCGCTCACGGCCAGCACGGCGCGCTGCCGGCAGGCCTTCTCGATGGCGCTCAGCGCGGTCTCACCCGCCTCTATGGCAAAACGTGGGAAGGGCGCGCCCACATCCACCTCCGCCCGGACCGAGATCCCGAAGGGCTGGCAGATGCGCGCGACGATCTCGGTCAGCGTCAGGTCGCGATACTCGTGCGGCCCGTCCACCGAGGCGGCGCAGTCCACCAGGTCCCCCGTCACGTCGCGGCCCTGGATCGTCAGCGACGTCTTGTCGGGGCCGTGGTTCGCCTCGACGGCGTCGATCCAGCCGATCAGCACCACCTCGCCATCCAGCAGGATTTCCGCGCGCTCGCCGGGCATCACGATGCCGCGCGCGGGCGTGGGCTGCCACCAGCCGGGCAGCGCGGCGAAGAAGCGCGCGCGGTCCAGCAGCTCGACGCGGAAGGAGCCGCTCAGCTCCTCCAGGTCGCGCACCACCTCGGCGCGGATCACGTCCTCGAAGACCAGCATCTTCTCCGCGCTGCCCAGGCGCAGCGTCAGCTTGGGCCGGGCGGGTTCGCCCGCCTCTTCCTCGAGGAAAGGCTCCTCGCCGGCGGAGCTGCTCGATGCGTCGCCATCGGTCCCGCCCGAGCTGCTGGAGGTCGTGCCGCTCACGACGCCCCTCGCATGCCGGCGCCCCGCAGCACCTCGACGTCCCCCGACAGGCGGGCCGGGCGGCGGGGGCTGTTCCGCGCGACCAGGTCGAGATACTGCCCGGCCACCTGGCTCGGCGCGTCGCCGGCGAGGTGGTGCGCCACCAGCCAGGTGGGGGCGGTGCCCGGCAGGCGCAGCGTCTCGACCGCGGGCAGCCGCCCGCCCCGCTCGGTCAGGTCCCGTGCCACGGCCGCGCGGGTGGCCAGCAGCTCGCGCCACAGGCCGCCGGCGCCCTCGGGGTCGCTGGCGGCCATGGCGACGGCCTCGGCCGCGAGCGCGGAGAGCGCCGCGTCCAGCCGGTCGCGCATCGCGAAGGCCTCCCCGCGCGAGGCGAAGGGCAGCGGCGCGGCCACGGCGACCGCGTCGGCCAGCACCAGCGCGGCGGCGGCGAGGCGGAGCGCGGGCAGCGGCGTGCGCTCCAGCAGCAGCTCGGCCTGGACGGCCAGCAGCGCCTCGGCGGCGCTGGCCGGCGGGATGGTGGGGGAGAGGATCGGGGCGCCGCCGAAGGGGGCGACGGCGGGTGCAAGCGGGATGCGCGCCGCCTCGCGCAGCGCGGTGGAGGGTGCGGCGAAGGCCAGGGCGACGCTCCCCGCGAACCGCGCATCCGCGCGCACGGAGCCAAGGCCGAGCAGCCCGCGGAAGCTCGCCTCGATCTCGCGCGGCAGGGCGGCCAGGCCGCGCACCCCGGCCAGCACGCGGCGGAACAGCACCACCATGGACCGCGCGAAGCCGACGACGGCGCTGACCACGCCCAGCACCAGGCGCAGCGGGGCCAGGAGCATCCGCAGCAGCCTGCGCGCGCCCTCGCGCAGCGCGTCCAGCGCCGCCAGCAGCAGGCCGAGCGTGTCCAGCTTCTCGGGCGGGCGCTCGATCCAGGGCTCGAAGGTCGCCTGGAAGCGGGCCAGGCGCAGCTCGCCCTGGCTGAAGGAGATCTCGGCCGGCTCGGCGAGGACGACGTCGAGGTCACCCAGCCAGGGGTGGGTCAGCCGGCCGGGGCCGGGTGTGCGGAACGCCTCGCGCATGCGGCGCGCGCGGCGGATGTAGTCATCGCCGATGATCAGGCCGGAGACGCGGATGGCGCCGTCCAGCGCGCCCATGTCCTCGTGCCAGGTGTCGTCGCGGCCGGGGAAGAGGAAGCGCAGGGTGCGGCGCCCCGTCTCTTCCCGCACGTCCGGCATGTGGAAGGGCACGCCGCGGAACTCGGCGTCAAAGAGCTCGTCGAAGAGGGAGAGGAGGGCGCCGCTCATGGCTCGCTCACGGGCGCCCGCGCGTCTGGCCGCGCGCCCCGCGGTGACGGGGACCGCGGGGTTGGCGCTCTGCGTCTGCACGACCTCGGTCCCGGGCGCGGCGCGCACGACGATCTCGCCGCCCACGGTGGTGCGCGGCGCGGGGCCGCCGGCGGCCGCCGCCGCCGCCTCCGCCGGGCCGTAGAAGCCCGCGCCCAGGTTCTCGCGCGCGGCGGCCTGGCGCTGCTGCACGCTGCCCATCACGCGAGGTGCCGCGTCCAGCCGCGCCTGGCCCTCCTGGCCGGCCGCCACGCCGCTGCAGACGCTGCCCACCAGGGCCTGCACGCGCTCGATCGCCGAGGTGACGTCGCCGATGAAGGCCTCGAAGGGCGCCTTGATGGTGTTCCACAGCCCCTCGAAGAAGCCGGTGAGGCCCTGGAAGGCCGCGCGGATCGCATCGACCGTGCTCGTCACGGCGCCGCCGGTCCAGCCATCGAGCCAGCCGCCGAAATCCTCGAACAGGGTGCGGACGGTGCGCCACAGGCCGGAGAAGAAGCTCTCGAAGCCGCGCCAGACGGGTCATGGCTCCGTCTGCGGCGCGGGCGAAGTCGCCGGTCAGCAGCCCCGCGATCTGGTCCACGAAGCCGCTGAAGATGTTGGACACGCCCTGGGTCAGCTCCTCGAAGAAGCCGCTGAAGCGCTCCCACTCCGCGCGGATGTAGAGCGCGGCGCCCACGATCGCGATGCCGGCCAGCACGAAGGGCGACGCCAGAGCGCCGACCGCGGCGGCCAGTGGCCCCGCGACGGCCGAGACGCCGGCGATCGCCGCGCTCATCGCAATGAGGCCGGTGGCGATCATGGCCGCGTTGTCGATCAGACCGGGGAAGGTTTCGTCGAGCGCGCGCATCGTGTCAGCCAGCCAGAAGAGCAGGTCGCCGGCGGCGCGCACCGGCCCTTCGGCGGCAGAGCCCAGCCGGGTGGTGAACTCGTCAAAGGCGATGGTCACCCGCGTGAGCGCTGCGGCGAGCCCCCGCATCGCCGTCTCCTGGTCGGTCGAGATCAGCTCCGGCGAGGCCGCCGCGGCGCGGTCCCGGATCCTGATATACTCCGCCGTCTGCTGCATCATCGGCCGCAGGAAGCCGAGCACCTGGGTGTCGGCGAACAGCTCCTGCACGCGGAACATGTCGCCGCCCGTAATCTCCCGGATCTTCTGGATCAGCGCCTCCAGCGGGTTGATGCCGCGCGTCGCGGCGTCGCGCATCACGGCTTCGAGGTCCACGCCCATGTCGCGGAAGTTCCGGACCGCGTCGGTCGAGGTCATCTTTCGCAGGATTTCGGTGAGGTTCGTGGCGGCCTGGCCGGCCGAACCCGCGCCCTGCCGCGCCACCTGCAAGGCGGCGCTCAGGCTGGCGACAGCGCGGGGGCCGGTGAGGCCGATGCCGGCCGCGGCGGCGGTGAGCGCGGCGAACTCCCGCGCCATGTCGCGCAGCTCGAACTGGCCTTCCTTCCCGGCCTGCACCAGGCCCGCCAGCGCCTGCTCCACCTGCTCGGGGCCGAGGCGCAGGTTGTTCACCATCGCCAGCACGGTGTTCGAGAGGTCCTCGGCGCTGGCGCCGCTGGCCGTCGCGACCCGCGCGATGACGGGCACCAGCTCCTCCCACACCTCGCCGGCACGACCGCCACCGGCGACCAGCACACCGGCCGCGGCCGCCAGGTCCCGCACGCGCTGGTTCGTCGCGCGGGCCACCGTCTGGAACATGGCCAGGCTGCGGCCCATCATCTCCTCGACGGCCGCGCCTGACAGTCCCGCTGTGATGGCCGTCTGGCGCATCTGCTGTTCGAGCGCCGCCGCCTCGCGCACCGGCCCGGCCACGGACAGCCCGGCCAGCGCCGTGCCCACCAGCGCCACCCGCCCCGCCAGTTGGCGCAGCGCCTCGATGCGGCGGCGGATCACGCCGAGCGGGCCGGAGAGCCGGTCCTGCAGCGTCAGCACGAAGCGGGCGACGAGGGAGTTTCTCACGGGGTCTCCTGCCCTTTCGCGGCCTCCGCCGCACCGATCATGGCCGCCGTCCAGAACCTGACGTCACGGTCCGTCAGCGCCTCCAGCTCCGCGCGCGGCCAGCCGAACCATTTGCCGAGCGCGGCCAGCGTCACCGGCCAGTCTTGGTGCCAGCCCCCAAAAAATGCGCCACCACGCGCCCGCAGGAGACGGTGTCGGCCGCGTCCATCCGGTCATAGAGCGCGCTCGCCTTGCCCAGGTCCATGCGCGTCGAGCGGGCGATCGCGGTCACGTCGATCGCCCCGCGCTCGGCCTGGGCGATGAGGCGCATGTCGGCCCCGTTGAGGCGATGGAAGACCAGCTCCTCGAAAACCTCCTCCCGCACCACGCCGCCGCGCTTGAACTTCAGCCGGACGGGGTGGGCGAGGCGCAACAGCACGGTTCCGTCCGCCTGCTCGGTGGCGGTCTTCGGGAGGCCCTCGGTGCCATCCTCACCCTCGGGCAGTTCGACGACGTCGGGATCAGCCGGCGCGGCAGGCTGGCCGCCGTCGAGATCCACGATCTGGTCGTGGTCACGGGGAATGTCAGCCATTGAGCAGCTCCTCCGCCTCGCCGACCGTCCAGGTCAGCTCGATCTTGCCGCCCTCGCCTCCGGTCACCTCGAGCAGCTCGGACAGGAACGCGTCGGGCCAGGAGTAGGTCTGCCCGGTGTCGCACAGGACCTGCAGCTCGCCCTCCTCCTTCGTGTAGAGGTCGCCGAGGCGCTGGCCGCGCAGCAGCACGGTGGTGGCCTTCACCTCGCCGGCCTGGAACTCCTCGGCGCGGTCCACACGCCGGCCGGTGACGACCGGCTTGGAGACGGTGCCGCCGGGCTTGAATTTCGCGCCCTTCTCGACCGGCAGGCGCTTCCCGCGCCACACCACATCGACGATCCCGAGCGTCTGAGCCATCGCTTACGCCCCCCTTACTGGCTGAATTCGAGGACGCCCGCGAGCGTCATCAGGTTGCCGAGCACGCGGATGTACTGCCGCGCGTTGACGCGGTTGCGGTCGTTCACGTCCCGCACGAACAGGCTCTCCGCCGCGCTCTCGCTCGCCTGCTGGATCCAGCCCTGGCGCTCGTAGAGGGCGCAGCGCGCCGCCCAGGAAGCATGAAGCCGGCGCGGCGTGGCGATCTCGGGGTCGTACTCCGCCGCCGGCGCGCCATCGTCCGCGAGCTTCGCCCGCGGCCAGGTCTGGTTCATGTAGGCCGCCCAGTCGTAGCGGACGCGGCTGAGCACCTTCGGCGTCATGACGTCGAGCCAGGCCACGTCCTCCACGTTCAGCGTGGTGCGCTGGTAGTGGGTGATGACGCGCTCGATCACCACGGTGCCGTCATCGGTCACCGTGAAGGTGCTGATGCCGTCGCGCAGCAGCAGGTCGCGCTCGGTGTCGGTGAAGCGGGCGGCCACCGGTGGCGGCTGGATGCCGACCAGCGGGATGGAGCGCAGCTGGCGCGCCGGGTCGTTCAGCAGGAAGAAGGTGGCCCGCCCCGCCAGCGCCGCCGCCCACATCCAGCGCGGCGTCGGCCCGCCGTTGAACCCGATCTCCGAGATGAAGCGGCTGTTGCGCGCGTTCCCCCAGGTCGAGAGGTTCGAGAAGCTGTCGCTGCGCGCGGCCCAGACATGGCAGTCGAGGCGCGTCATCGCGTTCCAGCGCCGGTCGAGCTCGGCCGGCAGTGTCGCCATCATCGTGGTGCTGAGCTCGGGGAAGACCACATCCGTCCACCACGCGGTGGCGAGGGTGGTGGTCAGCACCGGGACATAGCTGGCCTCGCCGGTGCCGCCCGCGAAGGCCGTGTTCGCCACGGTGAGGCCCGCGGGCAGCGGCACGCCCGGGTCAGGCGAGTGGGAGAGCGGCAGGCCGTTGCCGATGGTGCCGAACTGCTTGGCCGTGAGCGTGACCACTCCGGCCGTGTTGGCCGCCGCGACGGGCAGGTTCGGGTTCGACGAGACGGCGGCCACCAGGCGCGCGGCGATCGCCGTCACGGTGTCGCCGGCGGCGACGGGGATGGAGACGCGCGTGCCGGCGATCAGCGCCGTGAAGCTGCCCGAGCCGGTGACGGTGCCGGTGAAGGTGATGGTGGCCGTGGCGCGCGCACCGGCCGGCTCATCCACCAGCAGCAGCGAGACGTCGCCCGTGTTGTTGTTCGCCAGGAAGGCGGCGGCCATCTGGTGGGCGATGCCACCCGGCCCGCCCCAGGCGATCGCCTCCTCGAGGCGCGTGAGGCGCAGCGGCGTGTTCAGCGCGCCCGTGCCGGCCGTGATCCCGGTGCCGGCGGTCAGGCGCGGCGCCACGATGAGGGTGCGCGCGGGATAGGGCACAAGGCCCTGGCGGCGGCGGTCGGGCCGGGTCTCGACCAGCACGCCCGGGACGCGCCAGTCGAGCGGGATTTCCTCGAAGCTGATGGTGCTGCCGGACATCAGGCCTTCTCCTTGCGGGCCGGCGTGCTGACCGGCGCTTCATCGGCGATCACCAGGTCGCCCTCGGCGAGGCGGCGCTCGATGTAGTGGCAGCGCGCCACCGCCATCCCCTCGGGGGGGATGGGCGTGCCGTCGGCCGCGCGGATGCGCGCGCCCTCCCGCGGCTTCACGAACACGACGTTCATTCGGGTCTCTCCCAGGTCTCGGCCGCCGCCTCGGTCGGCCCGTCGAAGGTCCAGGTGCTGGCGATGCGCCGCAGCTCGTCGGCCTCCTGGGCCGTGAACAGCGCCTCGGTGCGCAGCGTCAGCGCGGCGCAGGCGGCGTCGGCGTCCTGCCATTCCAGGCCACCCGTGCTCTCGCCCTGGCGCAGCTCCAGCGTGCCGGCGCCGCTGTGGCGATCGCCACCCACCGTCCAGCCATGCAGGCCGATGACGGCGGCGTGCACCATCTGCGCGAGGCCAGGCGCCAGGCTGTCCCCCAACAGCCTGGCGCGGTGCTTCGGGTTGCGCGTCAGCAGGTAGAGGCCCCAGGTGATGTCGGCGTGCAGCTGGCGGCTGCTGGGCTTCGCCTCGATGTTCAGCCAGCACAGCCCGATGAAGGGCGCGCGGTGGCTGGCCAGCTTGCCGAGCATGGCCGGCGTCAGCGGCGCGGGCAGCAGCTCGTGCTGGAACTTCGCCGGCGGGAAGATGGCCTGCAGGCGCTGCGACAGGAAGGTGGCGGTGGTGTGCAGCGGCCCCTGGGCCGCCGCGGCATCGGCCGGGGTCACGGAAGCCCCCCGCTGAACAGGCGCTCGCGGTCCTGGACGCGGGCGGCCGAGGAGACACCGGCGGGCGTGGCGTCGAGCTTGCCGTCGGCCGAGCCGACGTCGCTGAGCCAGGCCAGAACGGCATCGCGCTCCCGGCGCATCTCGTCGGTGGGGGTCTTGTCCCCGCCCTGCGCCAGGTCGAAGCGCGCGAGGATGCAGCACGCCCGCACCACCTCGCGCGGAACAGGGTCGAGCGGCAGCAGGTAGCGCTGGCGCAGATAGCTCTCGATCAGGCCGGTCGCGTCGAGCAGCGCCGTCTCGACGCGGGCCTGCACCGGCGCCTGCGGCAGGGTGTCGCCGGTCGCGGAGAGGCGGATCATCTCCGCCTCCCCGAACCGGGCCACCATGTCGGCGAGCGTCGCGTACATGCGGCCTCAGCCGCCCTTGCCGGGCTTGGCGGCCAGTTCCTCGGCGGCCCCGCAGGCCAGCAGCTCCGGCAGCAGCTCGGCACGGATCTCGGCGGTCTTGCCGGGCTCGATGCGCCTGCCGTCCACCTCGATGCGCAGCAGCGCCTTGATCCTGGCCGGC